TTTACTGTTTCCTTATCTTTAGATGAAATAATATCATCAAGCGTATCATCAGGAAGAATTATATAGCCGGTGCCTGGGGCTGTAGTATTTTCTGACCATACCTTTACCAGCAGCGCTTCGTGGATCTTTGTCTTATATTCTTGAGTAAACGCCATAGTTAATTAGATTGTATAATCTTTAAATCGCATTACTACCATTTCATTTATTCGGGTTGGTCGGACTAAGATTTCAACTGCAGGATTATCCTGTACGAACTTTTCTGCTTGAGCAATAAGACCGTTGACATTGTTAAGCTGGTAGTAGCTTCCTTCAAAGCCAAATGTACCTTCTTTTAGATTTATATAGAGGCCCTTGTCTTTCGGGTCTTTAACAATACTTGTCTGTCTAGTAACTTTTAACGCGTCATTCACTCTTGCTTTATATTCTTCGTAAAGTTTAGATAATGTTTGACCGGCTTCAGGATCTGCTGCACTATTAAAGTCTGGTGGTGCGATAGCGCTTTTATACCGTATTTCGTTAACGTCGGGGAATTGCGGGGTAATCTTAGCTTTTGCTTGAATGTCTGTGAGTGTTACAGGTTTGTCTATCCCTTGAACTGTAACTGTTTTAGAAGTTACTGCGAGGGCAGCGGTATCTACAGCATTGGTTGCTTTTGTTATTGCTTTTTTAATGTCCGCATTAGAGACATAGAAGTTAATTTTTAAGGACTCTGCTACATCGCCTGCTGTTACAATATATGTAGAGCAATCATAACCGCCATCGTTTCTTAGAGACCAGGTAAAGTTTTTTACTACTCCTGCTATACCATCATAATGGTACGTATACTTATTGCGTTTGGTAACCATAGCTGCTTGTGCAGCTTCTCTGGTGTTATAGGCTGTAAAATCAATAGGTTCTACCAACGTATCAACGTTATAGTTGCCGTTATCGTTAGCTAAGTAGCCTGACCATCCCCATTCTAAGAACACGTTAAACCCGGGTCTCATATAAAGGAGTTCTAATACATCTAGTTGCTCTCTACTCCAGCATTGGTACTTTACTACAGCTGTTCTTAAAGATCCAAATCTATTATGGGAATGAATCTGCATGTCCTGTATACCGGGAGCAGGTCTGTATCCGAGCTGTGTTCTTTCATAGCCTGGAAGTCCATCTGTCTCTTTATTAAAGAGAGTAAAGAGTACGTTATTCTTAGCTAGTTCAGTACCGGTACCAAACTTTTCAGCTGTCTTAGTACCTGCTTTAATTTTAACGGCTGAGCTTAGTCTTACCCAAGGTGCTAGGGACTGGTACTGTATATAAGCTTGACGTAAAGAACCATCGTTAGCTTCAAAGATGTTTTGACGATCTTCGATGCTTTTAGCAACGGATCCTGCTATAGGTGTACCTACAAGATAATTCATCTAGAAGCATTTAACTGTTCGTAACTGTTTAATATAGCTCTTAGAGGTGGAATACGCAACTGTAACCCTGGTTCAATGTACATAGTATCTCTTCTAACATTGGGATTAGCAGAAGCAATTACCCACCAGTACTGTTGATCGCCGTAGAATTGCTTAGATAAAATATCAAACCTATCGCCTACAGAAGTAACTACATAGTAGTCTTGCTCTGAAGCTGGTACTTCTGGATAGATAGTTGCTCCCCTGTAAGGTTTAGCTCCTACATTACGTACCGGTATGTCTTCGTATCTTTTCATAAGTAAGTGTCTTGATCTTCAATATCACTAAAGAATCCTTCTCCTACTTCAATTGACGGCGTTAAACCACCAAATCTGCTTGACCTATTAGCAAATAGAGCAGCGAAATCTTCTGCTTCAGTTGAAATAGCAGAAGTTAATTTATCAATTAACGGCACTAATTCGCCTTGAAGAAGGTCAATTTCATCTAACTGTAGAGCTTCCATATCTCCTAGAGTAGCTAATGTCTCTTCTCTTGCAAAATCTCTGTCAACTACCTTACTTCCTTGATTGATGTACTGTCCGTCTGGTGTAGCTTTGCTGAATGGGGATGTAAAGAGCTGAGGTACTGTGCTGTGGATTGGAGTAAATTGGATATTAGCGGTAATAACTTGAGGCAGTAGTCTTGCTTTATTATCTCCGTATGCACTCTTCTGACTGTAAGACCATGGTACATCGTTGGCGACAGTAATAGATACTGAGTTTATTATTCCGGCAGTACGTAGGTAGTTACCCATTGTCATATAGACAATAGTACCTTGAGGTAAGTTATCCACATAAGTAGGAGCAGTATAGGATACTAGAGAGTTAATTTTATTAAAGACTCTTGGTTGCTCGGCAGCAGAAAATATTGGAATAACTAATTGAAAGTTAAACGTTCGAGTAAACCCTGTATATGTAAAGAATTGTTCCATTCTACCTACGTAGTTAACTGATTGCCAGTTACCTGTATAGTTATCTGAGATGTTCTGAACAAAGCCCCTGAAGGTATTCATCGTAGTAGTTGCTTTTCCAAATACGTTGAAGGTTACTCCCATCAGTAAATCGTCTTTAAGAGTTCCTCCTACGTCTAGTAGGTTAACAGAATCAGTTGACCGTGTGTCTACTAAGTCGGGCTTAACTCCAAGAACAACCTTTTTATTGTTTTTAGCTTGAGCACTAGCTTGAGTTCTAGTTAATACTGTGCTAAATCTCTCAGGCTTACCTAACTCACTTATTTTAGTACGTAATTGAGAGCGTTTCTCAATACGTATTGTCTTACCGGCAAGCGCTTCACTAGCAGCATTATTATTTCTAGTATAGTAGTTAGTGAGAGGTCCTCCTCCTAATGCAGAGAAATGCGTACCTGTTCTATTAACAGGAATCTGTAGAAGTATGTTACCGATTCTTAAGGCCGGGTTTACGACAGTATTCTTATTAAAGATATCTATTAAAGTATCTGCTTTACTGGCCTCAAGTACTACTTGTTTAGTAGCAAATTCTACACCCGGTCTATCGGCTAGCATTTTAGTAAGACGTTCTAGATCTTCGGCTCTGGCTTGAATCTGATTAGAGGAAGGTACACCCGGATTGTTTATATCTTTTTGGATATAAGGTGCTAAAGTACCAAACTTTAGATCTTTTAATTTAGTTTTTAAGTCTAGTAAAGGCATCTTAATTCAATCTTGGGTTACCTAAAGCCATAGAGATACCGACCTGATTGGCATCCATGAATATCTTAGTATCTTTCTTAGCTTGCTCTTCGAGCAGCTTAATCATCTTATCGTATTTTTCAGCACCAGTGTCTTTTGCTTTCTCATCATCCTTATCCTTCTTATTAAGGTAGGCTGTAAGACCTCCAATAGCTGCTCCTAATCCTGCTCCTACTGCCATACCGGCTGGGCCGAACATACCACCGACCATCGCTCCGGTACTTGCTCCAGATAGAGCTGCTCCACCGATCTGCATTCCTTCGTTTTCAGATTGCATCATTGCAGCGCCAGCTAGTCCTCCTATAGCAGCAATTCCTGCTCCTCTGGTAACCATTCTACTGCTCTTTAGTCCTTGCATAGCTCCTTTACCTCCAAAGCCTGCAGCAATTTGCTTATTTGAAAGTCCTTTTGCTCTAGCTGCCGATAGTGCTGAAGCGTTGCTTCCGGCTCCGTATGTACCTAGCATACCTCCTCCGCTTGCTCCTGTTCCACCTGCTTGGTTAACAACAAACACCTTTTGAGGCATAAGGTTTAGAGATTTAGCAATAGAGGATAAAGCCATTGTTCCAGCTCCTACAAGAGTAAGTCCTTTGAAGAATGGATTAGCAGCTAGATCACCAGCAATATTAGCAATCTTTTCTAGTACAGGAGATAGCTCGATAAATAATCTCTGGAATGTACCTAGTAGTTTTTTAGATGCATCTTCAAAAGCTTTAGCAGCATCTCTTTCTTCTTGAATCTGAGATAGTGCATCTCCAAATCCTATGTTCTTCTCTTTAGCTAACGCTCTAGCTTGACTGATCTGCTCTGTTGTTAGGTCTCTGGCAGATTTAGCATTAGCATTTAATGCTTCTTGCTTTAGAAGCATCTCACTCAACTGCTCAACGTTTAATCCAAAGGCCTGTGCTAGAGATTCTCTTTGAATTACGTTCATCTTTTCGAACTCGTTAATCGAGCCGATCTGAGTTCTCAGTTCTTTTGCTAAGCTTGCTTGATCACCAGTCAGTGCTGCTGCTCTAGCTTTTTCTAGATTAAGCTGACGTCCTACTAGAAGTTCAGCTTGAAGCTCATTCTCGATAGAGGTCTCAAAATTAAGTAAGCTACTTGAAACACTGCTTAACTGTTCAAAGGTAGCTCCTAATGCTTTTGCTTCTGCTACTGCTCTGGCTAATGCTTCTGGGTTTCTCTGTAGATTAACTAGCGTAGTTGAAGACATCTTACCGATAGTCTCGTAAGCTTCTTTTAGAGGTATATTAACTCCTAATGCCTGTCCAGCTAGAGTTACAGACTCAGCTATATTATCTGTGAATTTCTTAGAGTTATCTCCAAGTCCTTCTGTGAGTAGGGTGAGTTTAGCAGCAGCTTCTGTGCTTACTCCCATATACTCGGTAAGCATGATAAAGTTCTGTAGAGTCTCCCCACTAAACTGTACTGCTAAACCTAATTGACCGGATAATGTATTCTGTGCCTGTAGTAGTTTCTGAGTAGTTACTCTGCTATCTTCTGTACTTAGTGCAAACCTATCGAAACTTCTTTCAATATCTCTTGCAGCACTCATGCTAATACCTAAGTTAGTACTTAAGTCCTTAGTATTCTTTGAAAGCTGTAATGTACCTGCAATTAAAGCAGGAAGAGATAGCATATCAAATAAACCTTTACCTAGAGCTTTTAAACCTGCTCCAAAGCCTGATATAGTACTACCTGTCTTAGCTACAGCTTCTCTGGCTGCTTTTTCTGCTTGCTGGAAAGGTTCAGCGAATGCTTTAAATCCAGGTATACTGGATATAAATGTGCTTGCTGCTCTAAAGAACTTTGTGGAGGAGTCTAGTTTAGCTGCCTGTATTGCAATTTCTTTATATAATTCAGAAAGTACTCTAGCTTCTCCTGAAGCTCTATAAAGGTTTTCTGATTGCTGTAGAAGATTATCTTTTGTTTTACCGGTTGCTGTCTGAGCTTGAATATAAAACTCACCAGCTTGTTTTGCTAACTGAGTAGCTTTATCCTGGTTAGCTTTTTGTTCCTTAATAGCATTAGCAGTACCGGCAGAACTCTCTTGAATACTTCGTTGTACTTTAGCAACGTTATCTGCAGAGGTTTTTAGTTGAGCAAACACTCTACCTACTTCAGCAGTATCTTCACCGGTACGTCTTAATGCTCTGTTAAGTTCATTAACAGCATTATTAATAGAGCCAAAGGACATTTTCAGTTCCTCGGCTCTCTCAATATTACCTTCTAAGTTTAAATTATCTTCTGCCATACAGTAGTGCTATACTAATAAATAGATTACTACTGTTTTTTAGTAGTGTATGTTGCTTTTTTTACTGCATCCGGAATCTGTACAGTATTGCTTGGTGCTGCTTGCTGTACTCCGGTTGCTTTATCCATAGCTTCTTTTTGTGCTTCTGCTTCTTTCTCGTAGAAGTCTCTGATTGATTGAAAGGTGAATCTACGTAGCCATATTGGCATATTGTAGACTGTCTGCCAATCATACCCTCCTTTACCGTGAAAGACTATGTCGTGTATCTGTTGATACAGTAGAGTTCTATACTCAGGCGTCAGGCCAAAAAAAGCTAACAGTAATTGGAAGGGCAGCCTCCCTCTCTGCACCGTCTAAGTCTGTGTAGTTATAAGTCATATCTAGATCTGGAGATACTTTAGTGTAGTATTCTCTTAATGCTCTAGCATCACGAGCTAATAGTCCGTAGTCAACAAACTCTCTAACATCCTTCTTCTCTCTTGATCCGTTGATAGATGTGATAATATACTTTAATCGAGTAGTAGCTTCGGCAATATTATCTTTATTGATCTTCTGAAGGCCTTTAATCTCTTGTTCGATCTTAGTTTCATCACCGTGAGTTAAAAGCTTAAAGGTTACAGTATTGTCTGTATGAGGTAGAGTAAACTCGAATTCATTTTGACCTCTCTTATATAAGTCTTCTTGAATCTCTTTATTATTGAAGGTTGTAAGGTCAATAGTCTGCTTACCGTTTCCTAGATCAAAATCATAGTCTTTACCGTAAGATAAGATTCTAGCTGCTACCATAATAGCATTCTTATCTCCAATCAAGATCTCGTCATAAGGTACTTCCGTTACAATTAAAGACTGTAGTAGCTTATCGATGACAGTGCCTTGTCTAATATAGTTCTGATTGGTTAAGATGTCTTCTTCCCGTGCGGTCATGTATTTCATCTCAATTGTACCGGCGGATAAAGGGTGCCCTTCTGGGTAGAGTAAGCCTTTTGACGGTAGCTCAACCGTTTCAGTAGGTAACTTAAATTTTGATTCCATATAACTGTATTACTTTATATATAAATATATGAAAATAAAAAACCCGGCCATAAAGACCGGGCTTTCCTTTGTTGACAAGGCGGGGTATTAGAAGTTTAATACACAGTAGTCCATTGATAATACTAGTTCAACTGAGATGGCTTCATCTGTAGACCAGTTGTAAGTACCGAAGTTAGAAGATTGTACGAATGCACCTTTAACGATCCATTCTCCTACGATATCTCCAACAGGACCTAGCATATTTAAAGTTACGTCTTTCTTATAGAAATCAGAGTATCCAGCTCTACCAGTTACTGATTCATATCCTAAACGAGCCCACTCCATTACAGCCTGTGCACCAGAAGGTGTGATTGGATCGTATAATGAGAGAGTCATGTTCTGCCATTCTCTCTTACCGCGGATCTTTCTGTAAGTGTTGATGTGGTCAAGCTTGATAACACCGTCAGTAAAAGAAGGTGAAGTTACGCTCTTAACCATATATGATGGAATTCCATCGATGTACATGATAAATCTGTTTGATACCTTCGGTTCGAAGGCGGTAAACATGATTTCGTTTGGATCTAGTACTGGCATGTTACTTTAGTTTACTTTATTATAAATAGTTACGCTCCAAATGTTGCACCTGTTGGCTGAACAACGAAGTCGAGTACGATGAATTCCGCAGTCTTAGTTGGTTGGATAAAGATCTGACCTACTAATTGGTTTCTATCGATAACGTCAGCAGTGTTGTTGGTGTCATCCATTACAACTCTGTAAGCGTAAAGTCCTTGACGCTGTACTACAGTCTCAAGATATGGGTTAGTGGCGGCTAAGAATCTGTTACGAGTAGCGATTGTGTTCTGCTCGAATACTAAGTTGTTAGCTTGATCACCGATGAAGTTCTTAAGGTTGATAAGAAGTCTACGAACATTTACTCTGTCTAATGCAGAAGCTTTAGTCTGTAATGTCTTCTGACCGTAAGCTACAACACCTGAACCTGGGAAGGTAGCAAGTGGGTTAACTTTACCTCCGTATAATGTGTCTCTGTCTGATTGAGAAAGCTTTCTTTCAGCTGTTACTACACCTGGAATACCGCCTCTTAATAGACCTGCAGGAGCGAACCATTCAGCACCTACTCTATCAGTGAAGGCATAAACACCTCCGATTACTGCAGAAGCTGGAGCCCATGTATTCTTTCCTAACTGGTTGTCAGATACTTTAACCCATGGCCAGTAAGCAGCTGCATAAGAGCTATTCATACCAGCAGCACTAGATACTGCATTGGCTACTGAACCTCCGTACTTATAAGCATCTACAACGTAGATTGCATCTCCTCTTCCTTCTACTAAGCTGATAAAGCTTGATACTACTGAAGAGTTAAGATCTTTTGTAAGACCTGGTGTTACCAGTACGTTGAATTTATATTCGTCTTTGTTAGCAAGAGATAGTAATGCTGTAGCGTAAGCAGTAGAAGGATCGATACCTTGTGAGTCTGTTGCGCTAGCAATATTCTGATTAAATGTTGCAGCAACTCCGGCTTGGAATAAAACTCCTTCTGCTGAACCGAATGTACCGTGAGCAGATCCGCTACCGATTACAAACGCTTCAAATGAAGCAGAGTAAGCTCCTTTAGCAGCTCCAGTGTTGTCGAAGTAGTCCGGGGTTTTGAATGTTACTGCATCTACATAAACGAATTTAGAAGAGTTTGCATACTCACCGTTTACTGTTACAGCTCCATCAACACCGCTAACTGTCTTATATTGATCGCCGATTACTTTGGCGATGTAGTTAGCAGATTTAGGATCTAAAGAAAGGTTAGAATAAGACTCTAGAACGATTTTGTTCTTTTCGTTGTCGTCACCTCTTCTGATAACAAGAGAAACAGTACCCTGTGCTGCATCTACGTTAGTAATTTCCCATCTTACGTTGTCGGCTGAACCAGAAACAAGAGCATTGTCAGCTCCTGCTAATGTACCGCTACCGCTGTTGTTCATGATCTCACCTTGACTTAGAGTCTTTAAGGTAAACCATGCAGCAGAAGCACTATATACTGTAGCAGTAGCACTAGAGAAAGTATCATCAGATACTCTAGTAACTAAGAGAGAAGAACCTCCTTGTTCGAAGTACTTTTCAGCTGCGATTGTAGTAAAGTGGTTGTAGTAGTCACTACCTGATTTGAAAGTGCCGCCAAATACATTTAGGTACTCGCCTAAAGATCTAACTACAGTAGGAATATTAACAGGACCTTTAGTTGTAGGTCCTACTAAAGCCGTAGAGATCTCGCCAGCAGCTGGGGTGATGAAAGATAGGTCATTTTCTCTTGAAAATACACCTGGTGATAAAATTCTCTCTGCCATCTTTATGAAGGGTTATATTATTCTTTATATAAATATGTTAATGAAGTGCAAAAACAATTAATAGTATCCTGTAGTTGTGGAATAGCTTCCAGTTACTCCTAAAGTTACGTTAACATCAGCTAATGTACCTGGATCTTCTACAGCTCCGTTACTATCGAAAGTATAAGCTCTTACTTGTGGAATAATTGAACCTACTAACTTCTTTCCGTCTTTTAGATCAATGTATTGGTCGGCTGTTAAGCGAGTGTCTCCTTTAATCATTGCAAATGCAATCGATCCTGAGAAGTTAGAGTTAGCAACTGCAGCTGTACCGCCGATGCTTAGGTGGTCTATTAGTGATAGGTCATGAGAAGTAACTATTCCGTTACCTCTTGCGATTAAGCTATAAGAAGTATTACCTACCTTAGCGTAATATCTTGCAAAGCCTAACGGTACTGATGGTCTGTCAGCTGTTTGAGCATTTTTACCGATCTCAATAATAGTATACCCGTTTTCTTGAGTACCCCAGGCTGTTGCAGGGATAGTTGCGTAGTATCTTGAGTACTTACCGTCGTTTGTGCCTCTAATCTCTAGATTATAACCACTTAATGTTACTTCTAAAGAGTGGCTGGCAAATGATCCGGTATAAGCATGGAATAGGTACTGCTTCTGTGCTGTAGGTACTGTATCCGGCTTAATCATAAACACTAGGCTTAATGAACCGCTGGTTACCGTATTAAGATCTACATCACTTCCAATAGAAGCAGTAAGATACGTATCTCCGTCTAATACTGCAGCTGATGCTCGATAGTTCTTAGCTATAGTAGAGGATCCAACAGGTTGAGGTGTTGGTGCTGCTAATGCTACAGATGGTACTGTGCCTACAAACTGAGATACTCTAGGAGTATTAGCAGCAGGAGCGGTATACTTAACAGCTTCGTTAGCTCTATCCTGTAGACCAGAGTATTGTAATCTATACTGCTGGGATTGTACAGAGCTAGGCTGTAATAACGATTTTTTATCTTCTAAAGCCATGTGTATGTGAGATTTTTATATAAATAGAAAAAGAGGGCCGAAACCCTCTTAATCTTCCCTGGAGTGCGTTGTGCGCTTATTCTGCAGCTGGCTCTTCAGTAGCTTCCTCTTGAGCAGGAGCAGGAACAAACTCACCAGATTGTAAGTCTACAGTTCCATCACCGTACTTTTCAGAAAGCTCTTTACCGAACGTCTGCTCGGCTTCGCGAAGTTCAGCTAAGAATTTCTTAGCATTTTCAACACGTGCTTCGATACTAAGCTTGATAAGCTCGATTTCGCCGAACTCGCTTACGACAGCACGATTTTTGTTTTGAAGGTCAGCGATCTGCTGTAACTCTTCTTGAGTCAACTTTTGGTTTTCCATGTAACGTTATTTTAATTTAACCGGTTAGTTATATATAAATATATGTATTTTTCCTTAAATATCCAACGCTGTAGCGTAATTATCTAAAGTTTTTAAATGTTCGTAGGCTTGCTCGATCCAGTTTAACTCAGAATCTAAGTCGATTTCAAAGTTGTAGCTAGTTCCTCCTAGAACTTCTCCTAGTTTCTCTCTTTCAGCAGCAGAAGGATAGATAGTAACGTTTACGTTGGCTCTTACATCTTGTTTGATAGCTGTAGTAGGGGTTCTAGTAATAGTACCGTCTTCTGCTACTTCTTCGCTGTAAGTAGTTTCCATCCTCTCGTTAATATTATAACTAAGAGAGTTAATTTTGTGATAAGCGTTGGCGAATTCGTGGCCAAATCTAGTGTAAGCTTGCTCTAATGCCATGGTGTTTTAGTATAAATATGTTATTCTGTAATCTCTTCTACTTTGTAGATTCTTCCAGTCTCGTCAGCAGCTGTTAATTCATCTCTTTTAGCTTCAGCTTCTGCTAAGGTATCAAACTCATCAATAGTATCTTCTGAGTTAAGTTTCTGTACCCAGATCTGGCGTTTTGCCCATGTAGGATCGTCTGTGTTTAAAGGTACAGGGATGAGCTGTTTGTAAACTCTGTATTTTGTTGCCATTAGTCTTTCTTTTTATATGGAATCAATTGGTTGATATATTCTTGTCTTTTCTTGCATCCGCAGTCAGACTTTCCTCTTGCTTCTGCTATCTTTTGTGCTAATCGATCTATGCCGGTAGCATGAGTGACTCTAGCAATAGTATCTCCTAAACCCTTATCTTCCATAGTCCTTTTATTATAATTAGGCGTGATCGCTTGTTAGGGCTGGAGTATTATATTCCTGTAAGTTATAACTATTTGGTCCTGAGTCTTTACCCTTATTTCCGTCCTCTTCAAAAGCATAATGAAGCAGGTTAGATGTATTAGCTCCTCCTGATCCGGTTACTTCACCGTATGTAAGTACTGTGCCGGTGTTCCATAATTGAGACACCTCTGTACTAGATAGGGCTTTGCTGTAAAAGAGAGATAGTTCATCTATGTATAAACCCGAGGATAGTTCTGATGGTACAAATCCGCCTACCATACATTCTGTATTTCCCCATCTATTGTCTGTATACACGTCACCGTAACACTGAGATGTGTGTGTACCTGGGGAGGTTGTAAAGGGTGCATTTAATCTATCTCCATTCCAATACATCTGTATAAAGTCATCGGTATTAAATGCATTGTAGTCATATACAACAGTAATCATAGTATAGCCGTTACTATTAGTATATCCTTGGTTTCCAGACGTAGTATTTGTCCATGCTTTACTTGGACCTATACCTGTAATGCTTGTATTAGCGGTATCGTTAAGTACTACGTCAATTGCTGCCTGATTTCCAGCTCCGTCTTGTATTGCACAGAAGATCATTGGTTTACCAGTAGAGTCAACATCTCCAGTATGATAGATTACTAACTGATCGCCTCCGCTTAATGTATCTCTTAATCCAAACCAGTACCCTTGAGTAGCAGATGAAGAATATACTTTCACCCATACGTTAATACTCCATGTACCTAGAGCATTAGGGGCTGCTGTACTTACGTTAGCATCATAATAATCGCCTCCATCGTACAGCATATTCTGCTGTGATGGATCTCCTCCATCATCTAGTGCATAGAGAGAAGCCGGACACGGAGCATCATGATCGTATCCGTACCATTCAGACATCTTAGCCGGATTGGCTGATAGCGGATAATAAGGAGAACATGTATTGATAGTAGCGTACGTACCATTCTCGGCCGGATCTAATCCAGTAGCTGCAGCAGTATACGGGCCGCTAGTATAATTAGCTGCCTGTAACTCCTGTCTGATCTTACCTAATGATATCTCTCCTGTTCCCGGTACTGCCATAATCTTATACTAGATCTTGAATTGGTGCTGTCCAAGCCTCGGTTGCTAGCAATGCTAAGATACCCTCATGATCATACTCGGTAAATGATTCTGAGTAGATAGAAGGTCTTCCGTACACTCCGGCTTCTACTGTAGTAGTTACTTCTTCTTCGGTTTCAAGGTCAGTATAGGTATATGAATAAGGCTCTTCTAATACTGATACTTCGTATTTAACGAAAGTTTCACTTCCGTCTACAGAATATCTTAAAGTATCTGCTGAAGATTCTAGAACCTGATTAAAGTCTACGTTCTCTACTTCGGTAGCTGGTATGACTAACCAGCGTCTGTTAGGAAATCTGCTCATAGCTTTTTTATATAAATAGATTAGAGGTTAAAGCGGGATTTATAGAAGTTGTAGTTATTAAGTACTTCAGCGGCTGAGAGTGCTCTACTATAAGCTTTTACTACGTATATCTCTCCGGTAAAATCTTCAGCTGCTCCATTAACATCAGCTCCTATTCTATAATCAATATCTGTTGCAATAGAAGCTGCTCTAGTTCCGGAGTTTACAAGTACTCCATTAAGGTACAGTTTCATTACTCCGCTCTCTCTAGTACCTACCATATGGTATCTCCCGTTGGCAAGCGGATAGCCTGGAGCATAAACTCCGCCATTTAGCCAAATACCGTACATACCGGAAAACCATAAATGGTCTGTAGTATAGCCCGATCCATAATTTCCAAGGATCTCTCCTCCGCCTTGTCCTTGCATATTATAAGCAGCTTCTACTGTTAGATCTTGAGTACCTGAGAGTAGGGTTGTACTATTTAGTATATCAATATAGTCGTTTGAGCCGTCAAAGTATATTTGTGCATTACTGTCAAATGATACGTTTGCTAAATCAATAGGATAATTGCCTGTCAGGTCCAATAAACCTTGTGTTGCCGAGCGAGTACCCTTAATGAATGGCGTAGCGTGAGATTTTAATTCAATCTGTACATTTCTAATATAGATATTTCCAGCTCCACCGTTACGTCTGAAGTATAATAGGTGGTTACCACTTCCAGTATGGGTTTTGGTACTGGTGTAGGTTTGCCATTCAGTTGTTGTGGTTATATTGGCGTTCCAGATGTTATCATCCTGGGAGTCATTGTCAATATTAAAGTTATTACTTCCGCCATCATCAGTTCTATGCTGGAAAGATACTGTGTAAGTTCCTGCAGATACTGCAGCTGTAAACTGACCTGCCCATGGAGTTCCGGCTGAAGCTAGTAACTTTATGTAGTTCGTATTGTTGTCTAGTACTTCGTAACTTCCTCCGGTATAAGCATTCCAGTTTCCATACAGGTTAGTTGTAGGCTCTCCCCTATAACTATTTCTAGTATCTCCAGTATCGTATGCAAATACTAATGCATCAGTACCTGCTATCTTTCCGTATCCGTGTCTTACTGCCATAACTTACTAAATATTAAATCTGCCTTTGATGGCGTTATAGTTTGATTTGACTTCTGAGGCTGTGAGTGCTCGGTTATATACTTTTAGTAAAGGTATTGGACCATTGAAAAAGTAACCACTACTATATGAACGTCTTCCTATGTAAGTAACGTTGTTTGTTTGACTAAATCCTCCACTATTTGTATTAACCGATCCATAATCAAAATCAACAGTTTCTTCTACCCCGTCGATATAAATCTTGTTAGCTCCGGGAGCAAGTGTAACTACCACGTGATGGTATTTATTATCGTGATAATATCCATGTCCTTTTCTTACAGCCATTTGTAGAGTCTGCCCGTTTATCCAAACTGTTAAGGATTCATCAGGATATGCACTAGTGCCGGCTCCTAAATGTATTCCTGAGTAGTTCCCTGAAGAGAAAGCTCCCCATCCTATAATTACCTTAAAGTCAGTCCCGCTTGCAGAGTTTGATTTAAATACTGCTTCAATAGTAGGCGTATTGTAACTATTTAAACTACTTCCTAAATTAATAATATCATTTGAACCATCAAAAGTCATTTGTGCATTACTGTCAAATGATACGTTTGTTAGATCGATTGTTGAATTGCCTGTGAGATCTATTAAGCCTTGGGTGGCTGATCGGGTTCCGTTTACAAAAGGAGTAATATGTGAGTTAAACTCTATTTGCTGGGCAGCCACGTAGACATTTGTGCTAGTCAGTATACCTCTAACAGCTACCCAAGCATGTGTTGTGTAATTACCTACTGCTTGAACGATAGAGTATCTAGTCCATTTACTGGTAAGAGTGATTGTAGGTGTGGTGCTATACCCAGCTATATCAGAATAGACTGTAAGGTGACATGTGCCAGTTCCTTTAAGGTACACGCTATATGCTACAGTTGTGTTGCGGGCGTTTACACTACCATCTACAAACGATGTAAAGAGCTGGTTATTGTCGCTGTCTGTGTTTCCTGTAAATCTAGAGTACTGTCCTCCAGGAGCAGTTGGGTCTGCTACATTGGTTTCTTGTGCAGTACAGATATAGACATTTAAGGGGTACGATAAACTTACATTACCTCCTAAATTTGCTGCCATCGTTGTGATGTAGTTAGTAGTAGGCTCTCCTTTATAAGAATTCCTAGCATCTCCTAAATCATAGCCAAAGACTAGATTCTCTTCTCCTTTTGTATTTGGTCCTACTGCTGTTGGCATGATACTAGTCTTTTAACTGAACATTATTAATGTTAGCCTGTGCTTCTTCTTCAGTATAGTAGATACTTAACTGATGATTATCTAAATAGATAGTCCAGCATTCATTTCCATCCTTATCTGTTTCATGTACTACTGTTCTCATAATCCAAATCGTGTTTTAGTAGCTTCGTAGTTTTGAGCAATTTCATCTGCGGATAGTACTCTGTTGTATACCCTAGCAATAGCACAGTAGCATGAGGTAATCTCACTACCGGCGTCTCCTAAAAGGTATAAAGTACCGGATGTTGCTATTGTATCGCCGTATGTTCCTGTACCGACAGAAGATCCGTTTTTATATCCTGTAATAAGAGAGCCGTTACCTCCTGTCATTGTATATGATAGCTGATACCATTCTCCGGCGACCAATCCTCCTGTAAAGTTAGCTGACGGGTATACAAATATATCATTGGCATATGTTCCAAATAACACTCTTTCTCCTCCTCCGTCGTCAAACCATGTCTGCCATCCTATAGCAAAGCTTTTAGAGTTAAGCCATATCTCATATGTTCTTCCATTCTGAGGGAAAGGAAAGCTTGTTATTCTAAATCCCTGGTTACCTGTATCGGTAGTTTCAAAAGCTTTAACTCCGTTATAAGTCACCCAGTTACCTGCTGTCATATTAGACATCGTAGCTTGATATCCATTCTCAGTTAAGTCATACCACGTAGTACCTGTACCTGGGTATGAATTAGTATCAGCAGCATCTAAGGCTAGCTGTAATCCGCTTGTTACTATTCTAGGATTGTGGTGGAGTGACATTAACCTTTGAGTTTTTTAATTTCTTCTTTCAATTCATCGATCTGCTTTTGCTGTTCTTTGATTGCTTCAATCAATATAGCTGTAATGTTACCGTAAGCAACTGAATAAGTTCCTTCAGAGTCCTGAGATACTACTTCTGGTAGTACTTCTAGTACTTCCTGTGCTATAACACCGATCTTCTTCTCAGACTCTCCTATCTTATTATACGAAACTCCTCGTAGATTCTGTACTTTTTCTAGAGAATTTTCTAGCGTTACTACGTTTTCTTTTACTCTAGCATCTGAATAGGCGATTACATCACCGGTTGCACGGATGGTTCCGGTTACGTCTAGTTTGTAGGCTGGTGTGCCTGAGCCGATACCTACATTACCGGCTATTATTGATAATCTTTCAGATCCTGTGCCGTTAACGTCGTTACTTGTAGCGTTTGTCCAGATGCGGATACCGTCTACTGAGTAATCGTAGCCTATACCTGCGTATTTGCTATTATTACTGTTAAATATAGCTACAGGGTATGTAGCTGCTAGAGTAATATTTTTATTCCATCCGCCGGTCATTGCAGCACCTCCTTGAACATGAAGCTTAGTTGCTGGACTGCAAGTACCGATACCTACTTTACTTCCTGAGATTACTAAATCACATTGATTATAAGCTCCTAATACTACTGTATTATCAGCAAACGCTTCCATAACCGGTAGACCGGCTATAGTATTTACACTGAATAAGGAATCACTTAGATCATCGCTTACCTCAAATAATCTACCGTTATTTCCATCAACGGCCATGATAGTAGTGTTGGCTGTAGAGCCTGATCCTTCTACTATTAGAACATCGGCTCCACCAACTACGTTGAGTTTACCTTCAGGAGCTGTTGAACCGATGCCTAAGTTTCCATTACTTGTTAGAGTCATTCTATCAGCCCAACCACCACCTGATGTGAAGCTCCAAATTAAGTTGCTTGAACCATTATTCGCATTCACGAATTTCATATCAAGCATTGCATTGGTTCCTCCGCCAGAGCTGTTTGGGTTAACTCTAAACGATAGAGCAGAATATGCGTTTGTTACAGTTGATTCATTTACTATTGACAAGAACCTACCTGCATCAAGAAGGTCTGTATTTGCCGAATAAGCCGTATTATGTGTAAATGCGATTGTTGTTCCGCTTGTAGCTCTAGCGGTACCACCTCCTTGAATAAATTGACTAACAATCCTACCTGTTCCATTTACATCTAATTTATAACCCGGACTAGTATTACCAATACCTACGTTACCATCTGATTGTACTCTTACAGCACCTGTTGTACCGCCGCTTGAATTTCCTTCTACATAAAGGTTACGTCCCAGTAGGGTATCTGCAGGACCGGCGTATTGAATATACGCTACAGCAGCGGAAGCTCCATTACGGAAGTTTAGCTGATCTCCTCCTTCGATTTTTACATGATAATTATCATTGTAGGAACCAAGTCTTATAAAGCCTGATCCTGCTCTTACATCCAGCTTAGCAGCTGGGCTAGTGACTCCAATACCTATGTTACCAGTATGGGTAATGCGCATCCGCTCATTGTCTTCGGCGGCTCCTCCAGTACCGTTAAAGCTAGTATAGAATCGTATGTTATGGTCTTCAGTATTAACACCGCGACCTGCTAGAATTCTTAAATCATTACCTTGTGTAGCTATTGAAGCATCATATACACCGAATGTACCGATTAGTAAAGACGGGTACCCTCCTTGAGCACCAAAGCTAGGAAGATCCGAACCAATTTTGATATAGTCTAAGAATCCGGTCGAACCAGCTGTATTCTTTCCAATAGTGAGATTAACCGGAGCAGTAGTTACTCCGATGCCTATATTACTGGTAGTGATATTACCTCTGCCGGTTACTGTTGCTAGAGTTTCACTTCCGGCTGTTCCGGTTACGTTACCGTCTACGTTTCCTAGGAAAGATCCAGTAAACTGGGTTGTTGTTGAAATTGCTCCGTTAGCATCTGTTTTTAAATATCCTGCTCCGTATTGAGGGAAGCTGATTACTCCGTTTCCTCCCGCTCTAAATACGTCTCCTGATGCTGCATACCCTCCATTATAGAGGTCCGTAACAGTGAATACTCCGACGCTTCCGTTGTATGTTACACCGAATCTACCTACTGTCTGGTTTAGTGCATTGCTATCGGTAACGTTAATACCAGCTAACTTGTTTGTATAACTACTCCAAGATCCTCTGTAAGCGATATTAATAGCATCGTAGTCTGCATCTCCTAGTGCTCTAGAGAAGAGCATAGATCCGCTTTCTACGTGTAACATCCGTTTAGGATCAGTAGTTCCAATACCTACATTACCGTTTCTATTAAATACTACTGTAGGGTCGTTAGTAACAGTATCTCTAGTAGATCTGAGAATTTCAAGTTGGCTGTTATAGTTACCGCTATTACCCGGTCTTGCAACTGTTGCTAGTTTCCAGTTCCAGGCATCGCCGGTGTTTGTATACGGAGCAGAAGGATTAGTGAGTTCAAAGTAAGAACGAACTGTTCCGTCGGTAAGGTTACCGCCGCCGTGGTAAATGGTGATATTGTTTGAAGTCTGTGCTCCTGTAATATCACCGGCAAGTATGCTGCCGGATACATGGAATCTAGCTTGAGGAGAAATAGTTCCAACTCCTACATTTCTGCTACTACCCTTAATAAAGAAAGCATTACCTGCGTAGGTATCAATGTGAAAATCGTCAAGACCGTGCCTACCTGTTCCTATTAATGTGTCTGAGTTTCCTCTATCTCTAAGTACGATCTCAGGTGCCGATAAGGTATCGATTAGTATACCGTCGTAGGTAGTATCACTTTTAACTTCTAATTTTCTCTCAGGATCTGTGACTCCAATACCTACGTTACCATTAGGTACTATAACATCCCCGTTTGGTTGGAATGTCATTATACTTAATAAACTGCTTGCTGAATTATCATACCACTGAATCAATCCTTCATTACCGCCAGCTCTTACTCTAAATCTATCGTTAGTATCTGTAAAGCTATTTGTATCTACAAAGTCCAAAAGAGGAGCTGTAGCACTTATTAAAACTTGACCACCAACTTCTAAAGTACTAGTAGGAGTAGTATTACCAATACCTACGTTACCTTCTCTATCAATAACCATTTGGTCAACAAGAGTAGTGGATTGCTTAAAGGTGCTAAACACCATTTTACCGCCATCGTCAACTCCGTTGTCAAGAGTTCCTTGAGCTTCTGTTCTAATAGAGCCGAAGACGTTTGTCATATTTGTACTACCGTCAAAAGACTTGAAGTCAACCTGACCTATCACCTGTCCGTCTATAATACTTGTATCTGAGTTCGATACGGTGATGATCGGTGAAGAAGAATGTACGTGTAGTGTACTATCTGGTGCTGTAGTGCCAATACCTACGTTACCATCGCTACTATTGATGTGCATGTAAACAGTTGACTGTCTACCAAACTGAATGTTTGGTATAGCACCACCTATATTACCATCGTAATCTCCTGAGATTAGGAAGTTATTATAGGTAGGGAATCTGAATATCATATACCCGGATTCGTTGGTAGCAAACGCGTTGTTAAATTCTACGCGGCTACCAAATTCGGTAGGGTTTCCGTTGTTGTCTACTTTATTAGAAGGTCTCTGTACACGTATATTAGTTGACGTAGAGTTACCTCTTGCAACAACGGTTGCTAGAGTTTCACTGGCTGCTGTGCCGGTGATATTACCCTGTAAAGATCCAGTAAATGAAGCAGCAGATACTCCTCCGGTAAATCCTGCTGTACCGGTAGAATATAAAGTCAATACTCTAGTACCGTCTGGTGTTACTGAGTAGTCAGAAGCATCGTTTGTGTTGTTTACCCAGAAATCTAAAGATCCTCCTACGCCTGTTCTACCGGCTACGATTCTGTTAGTTCCGTTATTACCTAATTGTAA